ATGCGGTCGAGTAGAGGTTATAGCCCGGCGGCAGCCACGGCGGGCCACCGTCGCGTGCCTGCAAGCCGTCCCAGACGAGACGCGCTTCGTCCGTGATTCCCCGCCACCCGTAATGGCTGCGGTCGGACATCAACAGCGTCTGCATGCCCTGCGACACGAACCGGTCGTCGTAATCCTGCAGGCTGAGCGGATTCGCCAGCCGGTCCGAGGTCACCGTCGTGAAATAACCCTGCCCCGGCAGCAGGCGGTTGATCAGCCGGTTGACCTTGTAGTCGTTGACGATCTGGCGGTAGCCGTAGCCCGCCGACGAGCCGTTGTTGCCGGTCGACATAAAAAACACGCGGGCATGCGCGAACTTGGGCAGGACCGAATCGCGGATCAGCGGAATTGAATAGTGTGGACCGACACCGCCGGTCTGGATGACTGCGTCGCCAGCCAGTTCGGGCGAGGTCCATGCCGCGTTCGGGGCGGTCCCGTTGATCGTCGTGTTGGTGATATTGGCGACCGTGGCGTCAAAGTTCAGCCCGCCGTAGCCGCGGTTGTTGACCTGTGCGCCGGTCAACCCGATGGTCAGATTGCGCGGCGCGGGCGTCTTGCAGGCATAACGCGCCGCCGCGGTGACGTACGACGCCCCGGTGCCGTCCTTGTCGCCCTCCACCGATGACGTGCCGCCAAAGGTAATGTCCGCCTGCGGGCGGATATTTGGCCGCGCCTCGCGCCGGGCAGCGCCGCGCATCCGCTCTGCCGAACCGCCACGCATGGCCTAGCGCCCTACTTCGAGCCACAGACGGGCCGTCTGCGCGCTCGCCGGCACGTAGGTAGTCAGCAGTTGCAGCAAGCCAAAGATCGTCGTTCCGGGCGGGTTGCACAGGATCGGCCCGCCCACCGGCGTGCCCGCGCCAATCTGCAAGTCGCTGCCGTTGCGGTCCGGCTGCATGTCGATGCTCCCGAAATAGCCCGACGTGTTGAGCGCCAGCTTGCTGTCGAGCGTGACGTTGTCGCCGGTCGCGGTCCAGCTTGCGGTGGGGTCGGAGCCGAACAGGTGGAGGCGGAAAATCGAGGTGAACGTCGCCGCGATGTTGCTCAGCCCGATCGAGGCGCGCAGGATCGAGAGCGGATCGCCCGCCGTGAAGTTGGGGATCACGAAGCCGAACGCCTTGACCGACGCGCCGGTGGTGCTGTTTGCATAAAGGTCCAGCGCAGCATAGGCGACCGTGTCCGCCGGGCGCGCCATTGTCGCGGTCGCTGCACCAGCTGGGTCGTAAACGCCCGCGACGCGCGCGCCGATGTCATTGCGAACTGCAAACGGATTGGTTTTGTCCACCACTGCCGGCGTTGACCCGTCGATCGGCCCGTTGAGCACCCGGGTCAGCGCGACGTTGGCGTTGACGTAGGTGCCGCCCGAAAGTTTGTCGAAGAGGTAACTGACCGAGTTGGCGGTGACCGAGAATAGCGACATGGGCGGCGTCTCCTACTAAAAAGGGCGGAGCAGACACCCCGCCCCTTAAAGCCGGGCCTGAGAAGTCTTCAGGCGGGAATGTTGATCTGCATCCCAGTAATCTGGATCGGACCGCCGGCCGCGATAGACACGGTGTTGAGCTCGATGAACCCGCCGCCGCCGGTCGCGGTGACGGTGCCGTCGAACACACCGGTGCCCGACGCATCGAACACACGCGCCCATGCCGCCGTGCCGGTCGAGTCGGCGCTGGCATCCTGGGTGATCGCCGACATCGTCAGCACGCCGCCCGAGGATGACGGAGCGACCGGGTCCGCGAACGTCAGTGTGCCGAGCAGCGTACCCGCGCCGACCGCCGCATCCGCGTTGACGGGCTTCGTGCCGCTGTAGATGTTGACGGTCGCCTTCGCGCCACCAACGGTCGGATCAAGCAGCAACGCCAGCCGGTCGAGCAGGGCGTTACGCGCCGCCGAGGTGAGGTTGACGGTCGCCACCGTTAATCGGCCTTCGCAGCGGGCTTGGCGGGGGCCTTGGCGTCACCCTTGACCGCATCCTTGCCGGCGTTGCCGACCGCAGTGACTTCGGGGTCGTCGTCGCCGAGCACCGTCACGCGGCCCGAGCCGGCGAGGAAGTTGCGGGTGCCGTCGTCGAGGCCCTTGACCTCGTCGCCGGGCTGATACTGCACGCCGTCGAACTCATCGACGAAATTGGCGAGGACCTTCATGGCTATGCGCTCCCGTTACGCGATCGCGTTGGTGAAGAGGTAGCCGGCCTGCTGCGCGACCAGCCTCTCGACCAGGCTCTCACCGGCCTTGACCCAAGTGCCGCCCCACAGGCCCATCTCCGGGGCCGCGATCTCGCCCGCAACCTTTTCGCCCCACTGGAAGGTGAGCGCAAAGGCGGGCTCGGCCGGGTTGTTGACCATGCTGTCCGCGCCTACCGCGGGCACGTTCAGCAGCGCGAGATGCTTGCCCCAGATGCGGCTCGACGCGAAGGTCTGGCCGCGCTTGTTGGTCTGCTGAAGCGTGTTGCCGATCTCGATGCGCTCGACGCCGAGGATGCCCGCCAGTTCGTCCGCGGGAACGTAGCGACCCGACTCCTGCGAGCCGCCGAGTGCGACCGAAACCTTCGGGTGACGGCGCAGGACGTTAAACACTTCAAGGCCCATGACCGCGACGTTCGGCTTGACCAGCATGCCGGCGGCGGCGTCGATGATGACCTGCACCGGGTCCGAGTTGGTCAGGTCCGAGAACTGCCCGGTGCCCGACAGCGTCGCCTTGTAGCCGGTCAGGTAGTTGCCGGGCGAGAACAGGAGGCCGGCGCACCGGATTTCGCGGGCGAGCTGCACCTTGTCGATCACGTCGCGAACGGCGCGCGCCTTCGGGTCCATCGGAACGGACTGGCTCATCGCCGCCATCTGGTCGCGGTACGGGATGCCGGACTTGAGACCGTAGTCGAGCACGGCACCGGTTGCCTCGGTCGCGGACTGCTCGATCTCGTTCAGGCGCGACAGGCGGCCGACCTGGGTATCGTAGACCGTGAAGGCCTCCTCGGTCGGATACGAGGCATACCGGAACAGCGGGGCGTCGGTGCGAACACGGGGAACAACCCGGTCGGCGATGTACCCGCGCTGCGTCGCGTTGACGCCCGCAAAGTCGATGCCGATAGCCGTGAGGCCCGGATTGATGACGAACGGTGCCTGAGCCATTTGCCCGGTACTCCCTTAGGCCGCGGTGTGCGGAGAGATGATGATGGTGCCGATGTCGCCGGACACACCGGAAACCTCCGCGGAGCCGACCGCGCGGTTGCCAGTCGCCGCAGCAACCGCCTGCCCGCTGGCATTGCTGGTGACCGATGCGCCGCGGGTGATCGTGCCGCCGAAAACGACCGGGGCGATGTTGCCGTTCATGAACACGTCGCAGCGTTCGCCGACCGCCGTGTCGATGTCGCTCGACACGCCGATGCCGGAGTCGGTAGCCGCAGCGGACGGAACGACGGTGCCGTCAGCGCCGCCGAACTTGACCAGCGTGCGCGCCGGGATCGCCGTGGTGGCGGTGTAGCCCTTGGTCAGGAAACCGGTGCTCTTGCCCATGTCTCAGGCCTCCTTGGTGATCTGGTCGACGGCAGCGTCGAAGGTGAGGCCAGCGCCGGCAGGGGTCGCCATGAGGGCGCGGGCGGCGGCACGGATGGCGGTCGGGCTGGTCGTATCGACCGCGTTGCCGCCCGGCTTCACGACCGCGCCAAAATTGAGGATCGGCTTCGCGCCGCCGATGAGCCGCTTGAGCACGGTCGAGGCCGGCTCCTTGCGATCGGCGCTGAACTCGATGACGCCGGTGTCGAGCGCGCCGAACACCTTGACCAGGTCGTCCTTGTGACCCGGCGGCAGAACGCCCGCAGTCACGAGGCCATCGGCGAACGCCACGTCGTCGGCGGTGCGCGCGGCTGCCGCATCAGCCTTGAGCTGATCCGCAACTGCCTTGGCGGCATCGCGCTCGGCGATCAGGGCGGTGCGCTCCTCGGCGCTGAACTCGGTCTTGTCGGTCACAGGCGCGGTTCCTTTGATCGTGACGATTTCGGTGGGAGTCTCTGGAGTGGCCTCGAACATCACGGCGGTGCCGGGCTCGGTGGTCGCCTCAAGCGTGTCGTCGCTGAACTTCAGCCGCTCCATGCCGGCGATGGCGGGCGACGCCGCGCCGAGCAGGCCAAGATGTTTGAGGGCCAGCTTGCCGGGCGTGGGGTTCGACGGGTGGTCCTTCGACCAGAAGGCGACCGAGCGGTTCAGCCACTTGCCGTCGCGGATTTCCTGGACCGTCTCGGCAGCGACCTTACCCAGCTTGGCGAATAGCTTGGCACCGTCCTGCCGCACGCCCTCAATTACGCCGAACGCGGGCGCGTCGTTGGACGGGTGGCCCTTGACCAGGGGCGCGGGGTTAATCTGGGCATTGTAGCCGGCGACGACCTCGGACAGGTCCGCCTCGGTCAGGCCCTTCGACGCCGACGTGCCGGCGCGGAATACCTCGATCTCGTATGTGCGGTCTTCGCTCATGGGGAGCGTGATTGCGGTTCGTGGCGGCACCCGTAAACGCCAACCCGGTGGGGGCCGATACGATTTATTCCTGCGTCGGGAACAAACTCGCCAGCGCGGTCACGACCGACTGCACGGCCAGCCACCGACGCGCGCCCCGAATCGTCGCGGACGTGGGGTCAACCGGCGGTGTCCCGTCGAGCCTGTCGCCATTGCCCCGATCGACCGCCGCCAGCGCGCCGTTCATCGGCAGCCTGCCCGGGTTGAAGCCCCAGCCGCGATCAGGCTGCACGTTGGGCAGGGTCTCGGTGATGCCGCCGAAGCGGGCGAGCTGGCCGTTGGTGACGCCTCGGGCGATGCAGCGGCAGCGAAACCCGCACGGCGGATACCAGCGGTCCCACACCGGATCATCGACGGGCCGGATGACGCCGTGCATCGCGGCATGGGTGCGCCGGACCCGCCCGTCCAGCACCGCCTGATAGCGCAGGAACGGCAGCACGGCCTTGACCCGTTGCGACCGACGCCACGACCCCGCGCCCTGCGCCACGGACAGGTTCGTGTCGAACACCAGTTGCAGGCGCTCGCCGATCTTGGCCGTCGAGCCGCCGAGGAAGCCTTGCTCGCGCAGCACGGGGGTCAACAGGTCCGCGAACGCCTCGCCGCCGGTCTTGTTCTGGTAAGCCTCGATCAGCGCGTCGTGCACCGTCTCGATCATGTCCTGCTTGACGAGCCCCGCCACCATGAAGGCGCGCGCGTACTCGTCGGGGCCGATGACCGACCATTGCTCGCGCAGCTCGGGCCGGAGCGCGGTCAGGCGCTGCACGATATCGGGGGCATCGAGCGCGACCGGATCGATGCGGTATCCCGGGCGGCGCGGGAACGGGTCGGCCTCGGCGAAGGTGGTCACGCCAGCCGCTCGGTATCCAACCCGCCATCCTCGGCGGCACGCAGCCCTAGCCCGGCCTTGGCGATGATCTCGGCAAGCGGCCCGTCATCCATGTCCGCGAACGCCTCAATGATCGCCAGGCGCACGGCTTCGGGCTGCGTCACGCCGGCCAGTCGCGCACGTAGCGGCTCTACCATCGCCAGCATTGCGGCGTTCGCGGGGCCGGAAGCGCTGTCGATCAGACGGTCGATGACGTGCTGGGTTGCGGCGAACGCGAACGCGGGGTCGTCGGTCTCGATCTCCTCAAACTGCTCGGGTGCCAACACGATCTTGCCGCGATACGGCTCGACGGTGGCAAGGTCGGGCGCGTCGCCATAGGTGATCGTGATATGCGGCTGGTACTCGGGATAATCCGACGAAGCCCCGGCCTTGATCATGTTGCGATGCCGCCATTGCAGGTCGGTGGACGAGAACAGCAGCACCGCCGTCGCAGCGCCAAGCGGCTCGACCAAGCGCGGCCCGCCGGGCTGGATGGTCACCTGCCCCTTGCCGTCGCCCGACCAGTTTTCGCCCATCTTCATCCAGTCAACCGGGCGCTTCGAGTAAAGCAGCGTGACGTGAAGGTCCGGCACGATGTCGGTGAAGCCCTGCGATTCCGCCCAGGCTATTATCTCGGCAGCGTTGACCACGGCGCGGCTGACGTAAAGCGGGCGCGGGGCGGCGAAAGCCATGGCGGGGCCGTCCTGCCGAGCAGCCAGCGCAGGCGGCACCACAGCCGGGGTCTTGCGCTCATACCCGTCGCCGTACAGCTCCCGGAACTTGTCCTCGGTGCGCGACCAGCCCAAGCCGTCGAGCAGCACGTCGCGCGCGGTCAGGGCGTAGAGGTCCGCCGGGTCTTCCATGACCCTGAACACGCGGGGCAACGCCGCACCGGGGAAGTTCCACTCGGTCAGCCAGCGCACCGGCCCCTCGTTGAACGTCGAGCACAACAGGTCCGCGTCGCCGGCGGTGACCTCCTCGCGCACCTCCATATGCGTGTCGGACTGCGACCGGCTCGACCCGTTGTCCGTGGTCATCGTCTGCGACAGGATGATCTTCGCGATATCGGCGTCCTGCTTGTCGAGGAACTTGCCATATTCTGCCGCACCGGCGCGGGTCGCCTCCAGCAGCTCTACCTCGAACGTGTCGGGCACGGCGATAGCGGCCTGGCTGATGATGCTCGACAGCGCCTGAAGCATCTTGCCCTGCTCGGCGATGAAGCGCGGGTCATCGACGCCGCCGCCGCCGGGAACCTTGCCGATCGCTGTCGGCATGGCAAACTTCTCAAGGTAGATCGACCAGAAGTTGAGCCCGTTCTTTGCGAACCATGCGGGCCAGTAGCACCAGTGCGCCAACCCGAGGCCGTAGAAGGCATGGTCGTGGCTGGCTCCGGCTCGATATGTCCAGAACTTGCGCTCCGGTAGCGGCACGGACTGGTACGCCGTGTCGGTCAGTCGCAACTCTCCGTTGGCGTCGAAGCGGAATCGGTCGCGGTTGGGCACGACGATGTCGGCGACCTCCCACTTGCCGTCGCGCGCCTCGTAGATCAACTCGCCGACCGCGAAGCCGTACCAGATGCCGTAGAGCATCCGGTCGCTGATGCCGTCCCAGTCGAGCCGCGCAAGCTGTCCGCGGATATGGTCGGCGGCGGCCTTGTCGATCTCGCTCTCACCGCCAGCCTCGACCTCCCATGGGCGCGACACGACGGCGCGGCGACGCTGCTGGAAGCACGAGAATGCCTGCGGGTTGTCCAGCACCGCGTCATAAAGCTTGTACGACCCGCCGCCCTTGCCGGTGAGGATGGCATCCTCGGGGCTGATGGGCAGGCCGCCCATGAACGTGCCCAGCCCATAAGCCTGCGCCGACACGATCTGCACCGTGACGGGCTTGCCCCCAGCCGTGATGCGCAGCGGGGCATCGGGCGGCGCGAGGAACGCCAGGTCGGGGTTGTTGCGGACCTGTTCAATGAGCGCGTTCAATGGCCCAACTCCATTCTCGGCATCGGGACGCCGCCCCAACCTGCCCCGGAAGGCGCGCGTGCCACGGTCGGCATCGTGATGCGCGGTGTGGCGGCCGCGATGTCGACCCGGCCAAGCCCGCGCCGGACGCCCTCCAGGGCGTACCTGGCCGAGTCGATCATATGGTTGTCCTTGTCCGCCAGCGCCGGCAGCACGTCGCCGGTCAGCGGGTCGGTCTTCCATGTATACAGGGTCAGCTCGTCGATGACGTGCTGGCAGCGCGGGTGCGCGACGATGTCATAGCTTTGCAGGAACGCAACGCCGTCCTCGACCGATCCCGCACCCTTGGCGGCCGGCTGGATGCGGAAGCCCGACCGCTGCATGAAGCTGATCGTCTCGGGCCGGGCGCTGTCCGCGCGGATGACCCACGACCGGCTGCCCGGCACGGTGTCGAACAGGGCAGGCGTCGCGTCGATCTCGCAGCCGACCTTGTACGCCTCATGGTCGATGTAGAGCGTCCGCCCGTCGATCCACATACGGACCAGCGTCGTCGGATCGACCGAATAGCCCCAGTCCGCGCCGAAGTAGAACTGCGCGTCGGCGGGGGTGTCAAACGCCTCGACGCGCCAGTTCCTGAACACGCGGGCCTCGGAGTTGCGGCGGTACTCGCCGAGCCAGATATGCGCGTATTTCTCGGGGTCGCGGGTCTGGTCGTATTCGAGTTCGACCTTGAGTTCTTCCGGGAACCAAGGATTGTCGGCAGGGGTCAGTCCGCGCAGGATGGTATTCGGCGGGGGTCCGTTCGGCCCGCGAAACATCGCATCGACAGGATCTGTCGGCAGGCCGGGGTTCCATGACCAGAACAGCCTTGACCCAGGGCCTCGAATGGTCGGCACCAGAGTCTCGATGCTGCTTTTGCTGACCGTGCTCGCCTCCTCGACCCAGGCGTCGGTGATGCCTTCGAGGCTCTTCACGCTGGCAATGTTTGACCGAAGCCCCGCGAAAACGAACAGGCTATCGTTCGGGCCGCGAATCTCGTTGTCGGTCGACACGAACGCGCTGGTAAGCCCGCAGCGCTCGATCTCGTCGTCGAGCAGGCGCTTGACCGAATCCCGGATACTGCGCTGCGTCTCACGGGCACACAGCACCCGGCGATGCGACGTTGCCGCCTGTAGCACCAGCGCCGTCGCGATCGAGCGGCTCTTGCCAGCGCCTCGGCCCGAAAACACCGCGATATGGCGCTTAGGCTCCCACAGGATGGCAGCCCACTCCGGGAGGTTGACGCTAACCGCGGAGGTCATCGCGGCGCGACAAGATTGACCGTGATCGCGGGTAGACTCGCTCCGTCCGCCCCGGTGTGCTCGTTGGTCACCTTGTCGCCGTAGCGCTTGGGGTGCCACTTAGCGAGCAGCTTGAGTCGCGTTTCGACACGCAGACGCGAGCGACCAATCCACTCATTGTCCGGCATCTCTGCGCCGTCCTTGCCGATCTTCGTGTCGTGCAGAGTCTCGTCCGCAATGGCGAGAGCGTCGGCCGCGATGGCGTCACCGCCGATTTCGCGGGCTTGCGCGATGCGTTCAGAAAGGGCTGCGTCATCCTTCTGCCAATTCCAGACGGTAACAGTGCTCGGCATACCCTGTTCGCGGCAGATCCATGCCAAGGGTTCGCCCTCGG